ACGCGGCCGTGAGTGGGAACAAAAGGAGAATGGTCCTGTTCGCGTCACCAAAGTTATCGACATCGTTCGCGCGGAGTTCGACGACCGTTGTTCGGATTGTGGATGCGAAATCAGATGGGGCTCCCGTCATGACCGGAAGTTTTTCAACAAAACTGGAAAGTGCTTCGACTGTTTGATCAAGGAGGAGACGGATCTTCGTATAAAGGGCCAGTACGTGCTCTACGAACGGAAGAAGATTCTCAACAACCAACGCACGTATCTGTTGGACATTCGGACCAAACTCCGTGAAGCGTTTGACTTCACCAAGGAGCATAAGGAGCTGACGTACGTGAACTCCAACGGATTCGTTGAACGGTGGGAGAACGATGCCCGTGATGATCTTCTCAAGAACATACGTAAGGACTTCGTTGCATGTCTCAAAGCGATCCGCGAAACTGAGGATGAGTTGAAGAAGGTCGAAAAGGAAATCTCGGCCACGTTGAACGGTTGATTATGGCCGACAAGACGCAGGACTACCGACAAGTCATCCGAGTCGAGTACAGCAAGTGTGCTAAAGACCCGGTGTACTTCATGCGGAAGTACGTCAAGATTCAGCACCCTATCCGTGGTACGATTCCGTTCTTGACGTATCCGTTCCAAGATAAGGCGGTCGCTGACTTTGGAAAGCACCGTAAGAACATCGTTCTAAAATCACGTCAGATGGGTATCACAACCCTTGTGGCGGCATACTCGTTGTGGTTGATGATTTTCCACGAGGACAAGGAAATCATGTGCTTGTCCATCACACAGGAAACGTCAAAGCAGATCGTCACGAAGGTGCGGTTCGCCAACGACAACCTACCATCGTGGTTGAAGGTCAAAGAGGTCACCGACAATCAGTTGTCGCTTCGACTGTCCAACGGTTCGCAAATCAAGGCGGTGTCCTCCGCTGGAACCTCAGGTCGTTCATCGGCGTTGTCTCTCCTCATCATTGACGAGGCGGCGTTCATCGACGGTGTAGAAGAGATTTGGTTGTCGGCGCAGAACACGTTGTCAACCGGTGGTAAGGCCATCATCCTCTCGACGCCAAACGGTGTAGGAAACTTCTTCCATCAAAAGTGGAACGAGGCAGTCGAGGGACAGAACGACTTCAACATGATCAACCTTCCGTGGCACCTGCATCCGGAACGTGATCAAACATGGCGTGACGAGCAGACGAAGTTGTTGGGTCTAAAGGGCGCCGCTCAAGAATGCGATTGCGAGTTCTCCACATCTGGTAATACCGTTGTTGATATTCCGTTGTTGGAGTGGTATTCCAAAAACGGTGAAATGGTATGTAATCCGATTGAGAAACGTGGCATCGACCGTGGGTATTGGATTTGGAAGTATCCGACCGCTGGTAGATCATATCTGCTCGCCTGTGACGTTGGGCGTGGAGATTCCACGGACTTCTCTGCGATTCAGATCATTGACGTCGAATCGTTGGAGCAAGTGGCCGAATACAAGGGTCACCTCCCTACGAAGGAGTTTGGCCGTATGATTGCCGCGATTGGTACGGAGTACAATATGGGATTGGTTGTCGTGGAGAACAACAATATGGGTTGGGCGGTTATACAAGAGCTCATCGACATCGGCTACCCAAATCTTTTCTATAGTCACATGGATTTGCTATACGTAGACGCCGAGCAGCAATCTACTAATAAACTTAACGCGCAAGATCGAAAGTTAGTCCCGGGATTTACGACAACACACAAGTCACGACCACTCATCATTTCCAAACTGGAAAGCTATATCAGAGAAAAGTCGTTGATACTCCACTCTGAACGGCTGATGGCCGAGTTGATGGTATTTGTTTGGAAGAACACGGGAACGACGATCAAGGCGGAAGCGATGACGGGATACAACGACGATTTGGTTATGTCGGTGGGTATCGGTGCGTGGATACGTGATACGGCACTCCGACTTCGGGCCGACAGCGACTCTATTACGAAAACTATATTATCAAAGATGGGCGGAAACTCTGCCGATGTGAAGAAAGACCAAATGCCGATATTGTCAAGTGGCCGAACAAATCCATATGGAATCAACGCCGATCCGTGGAAAATGAACATCGGTACCAACATATCGGAAGACCTCAGCTGGCTCATTCGCTGAAAATAGTGACGTGGCGATATTTATATCACGGTACCGTATATATATGAGTATGGGCGCGTTCTTCATTTATTGCATTCAGAATACCGTAAATTCAAAACGGTATATCGGAAGTGCGATGCCCATAAAAACCCGATGGTTTGGAGTTACAATCCGAGTTCTACAACGTGCGGCGCAGATGCAAAAAACCCACGACCGAAAAAGTTACCGTGGATACATCTGGTCTTACATTGATTAAATTTTATGTCCGATCAATCATTATTTGAAAAACTGAAGCGAATGTTCTCAACGGACGTAATTGTCCGAAATGTGGGTGGGAAGAAATTGAAAATTGTTGATACCGATGAGGTACAACTCGCAACGGACCGTAATAGCTTGCGTGATCGTTACAACCGACTTCGCAGTTCTACTTACAATCTTCACAACCGTGATATGTCAATGGCTTACGCGGCGGCCCGTCTGGAGCTGTTCCGTGATTATGACATCATGGATATGGACCCGATCATCGCCTCGGCGTTGGACATCTACGCCGATGAGTGCCTTGTGCCGAGTGAGTTTGGATACGTTCTGACTATCAAGTCCGAAAACGAGCAAATCAAAAAGATATTGGAGAACCTTTTCTACGACATTCTGAACATTGAGTTCAATCTATGGTCGTGGGTCAGAAACATGTCAAAATACGGCGACTTCTTCCTACGGTTGGAAATCTCTCCCGAGTATGGTGTGTATATGGTTCATCCCGTTTCCGCGTATGAGATTACACGCGTCGAAGGCTCCGATCCGAACAACCTCAACTACGTGAAGTATCAGCACGATGGGTTGGGCGGCGGGCAGGAATACGAAAACTTCGAGATCGCACACTTCCGTCTATTATCAGATAGCAACTTCCTACCATACGGAAAGTCAATGATCGAGCCGGCACGACGTATTTGGAAGCAGTTGAGTTTGATGGAAGATGCCATGTTGATTCACCGCATCATGCGAGCTCCTGAAAAGCGTATTTTTAAGGTTGATGTCGGCAACATTCCTCCAAGCGAAATCGACGGTTTCATGGAGAAGATGATGTCGAAACTCAAGAAGGTTCCATATATTGACGAGAGAACGGGTGACTACAATCTCCGATTTAATCTGAACAACATGACCGAAGACTTCTTCCTGCCGGTCCGTGGTGGAGATAGTGGCACGAGTGTTGATACACTTCCCGGAATGGAGTTTACCGGAACGGACGATATTGAATATCTACGTAACAAGATGATGGCCGCGCTAAAGATTCCGAAGGCCTTTTTAGGCTATGAGGAGGGGTTGTCTGGTAAGGCCACGCTGGCGGCAGAAGACGTACGATTCGCTCGTACCATCGGACGCATGCAACGTATCATCGTGTCGGAGCTCACGAAGATTGCAATCGTTCATCTATACGTTCAGGGATACAAGGATGCTTCACTCGTTGATTTTGAGTTGGAGTTGAGTAATCCTTCCACCGTGTTCGAGCAGGAGAAGATACAGATTTGGCAGGATAAAGTAAATCTCGCCAAAGATATGATGGAGTCCAACTGCTTCTCAAAGAAGTGGCTTTATACAAAACTCTGGAACATGTCAGAAGATGACGTCTCGGAAATGAGCACTGAGATGGTGGCCGACCGTAAGGAGCAATGGAGGTTTGAGCAGATCACATCCGAAGGTAATGATCCCAAGATGAGTAATCAATCGGTTGGCGCCGACGGCGCACCTAACGACATCGGTGGTGCCGATTCCGAGGGTCTTCCAGATATGGCCGCCGATGAAGGTGGTGCGAGCGAAGACCTTCCTGAACTACCTGAACTCAAGGAAATCGATCAGCCAGCATCAGGCAGTGTAGTAGATGAGGTCAAGGAACGGGATCAAACCGGTCTAAAAGATTCAGCCGATTATCCGTTCGGCGAAGATCCGCTTGGAACTAAAGAAATTCACCGTAAGGAACGTGATCGACCCATCAAAACCAACAAACTGGCAAATCCACTACGAGTGAATGAACGAATGCTTATCTCGCCACGTGCTATGGTGGAAGACCTCAAAAATATCAAAAAGGCACTTGCTGCACGGATGCAGATAAAAAATGGAAAACGCGTCATCACGGAATCTAAGTCGATGCTGGACGAGTCAAACGTTTTAAGCAATGACGAGACCTGTCAATAATTTACATCTTTTCCGACTCTGCAACATATTTATAATCATCGATGAAGAAACTGAGCCACTCTAAGTATCGTAATACCGGCATCTTGTTCGAACTATTAGTTCGTCAAGTGACCGCAGATATTCTCAACGGGTCAGATGACTCTAAAGCCAACAGCATTCTACGGAAATACTTCTCGGAATCAACGGAGTTGGGGAAGGAGAACCGACTATATCGGGTCGTTGTTGAAGAAAAGGTCAAGGATGACACCTCGGCCGACCGATTGGTCGAGTCGGTTATCCGTACCCGAAAAAAGTTGTCGGAGAAATTGCTCAATCAGCAGAAGTATGAACTCATTAAGGAAATCAAGGATCAGTATCCAATCGATGATTTTCTGAAGGGAAACATTCCAAACTACAAGCTTCTCGCATCGGTATACAAGATTTTCGAGGAGTCGGTCAATGAGGTGATTTGCGACCCACGCGATCTGTTCAGGGCTCGCAGCTGCATCGTCGAACACATGGCATCAAAGACATCGCCGACCCGTCTAATTTCCGAGAATGAGAAACGTGATCTTATCAAGGTGTATCAACAACAGAATGAAGAAGTGCGGTTGTTGGCATATAAGTTGTTGGTCGACTCATTCAACGAGAAGTACGCCGGATTGGATGGCAAGCAGAAGGTGTTGATTCGTGAATACATCAATAATATCAGCAACACCAATTCACTCCGTCAGTACATCAATCAGGAAATACCGGTCGTCAAACAGCAGTTGATGGAACTGAAGTCCAAGGTTGCTGGTAGTGATGTAGTTCGCATCAAGCTTGAGGAAACAATTACACAGATAGGCAACATCTCAAAGGGAACATTGGTCAAAGAGAATCAGATTATGGCTCTCATGTTGGCTTATGAACTGATCAAGGAGCTCAAGAACCTGACATGAAGCAAACCGAACTCCATTCCATTCTCCATGAGATTATCGATGAAGTCCTCGATGAGATGACTGGTACTGGCGCAGTCGCCGGCTATCAGACACCGTTTGCTTTTCAGGGGAAGGGAGACTCTGCACGTAAGAAGAAGATCGCTGCCGACTCTATGCCTGGCGGCAAGGTCGTCGGCGAAGCGGAGATTGATGACGATAAGACAGATGAAGAACTCTTGGTTCGTCGGTCATTGGAAGAAGCTCGTAGCCGATATCTCAACTACCGAGACAGTGACGTGATGAAAACGCATGCCAAGGTTTCATACGGCATCAAGGAAGCACACTCAATGCTTCGTGAGGTCGAGTTCTTGGTTGGTCTCTGTGAACGTCTGAAAGTGGAATCCGGTACGACAAATGATCGACTCTGGAAAAGAACCGCTGTTGATGTATCAAAAATTCACACTCGACTCAAGGAGATCGCTCGTCGAGTGTCTCGATTGAGTAAATAACTTTTATGGACCTACGCAAAATTGTCAGTCAAATCCTAAAGGAAGATGCCCCAATCGGAGGCACTCAGCCGGCGCCTCAGCCGTCCGCGAAGTTTTACGACGTCCTCGCTGACTTCCAGAACTTCGAACGAACCATCGACAAGCAGACGGAAGCCGCCAAGAAGCAGTTGGAAGCAACCTTGACCAAGAACGTCGGTAAGAAGAAGGTCACTATTCGAGCATCCAAGGGTGCAATGGGCCAGGCCGAACAAGACTACACCATCGACGTGAAGGCTGTATCCATCTCGTATCTCAAGGATGAATACTACATCATTTTGAAGGATAAGGACGGCAAGGACTACTACGTCAACACAGCCTTCAAGATCAAGGTCATCAGCGATTCCTCGGTCTCCGCCCCCGCTCAACGGCAAGCATCTGGCCAAAAGTCTGAGGCGCCTGTTTCGGGACAGGGATCGTCATCTCCCGGGGGGCCTCGCATGACCACCGGAATGACGGCTCCACAAAACATGGGCATCTCCGCTGGAGGCCCGAACACCCTTTCATCAAAATGAGCAAACAACTCCTCGTAGATTACATTCCATTCGAGATCACCCCACAAGTTTTGTCGGAGGCTCGGGCCGCAAATCCAAACTCTCCTCTGCGCGTTCGTGGTGTGTTGCAACGTGCCGGTCAGAAGAACTTCAACGGTCGCATCTATCCGATGCCTGTTTTACAACGTGAGGCCAAGAAGTATGAGGAAGTCATCAAGGAGCGTCGTGCCCTCGGCGAGTTGGATCATCCAGATTCCTCCGTCATCAACCTAAAAAACGTATCGCACAATGTGTGTGAGATCGCGTGGAATGGCAACGACCTCGTCGGAACTATTGAGATTCTGACAACACCGTCCGGCAACATCGCCCGTGAGCTTATCAAGAACAACGTTCGTCTAGGCATCTCAAGCCGCGGTCTCGGGTCGGTTCGCCAGATGGACGAGAACACCGTCGAGGTTCAGGAAGATTTTGAGCTTCTCTGCTTTGACCTCGTGTCGAGTCCATCCACACGTGGAGCCTACATGAACCTGACCGAAGGTGTCATCAAGGAGGGCGTAAATCAACCAATCGTCGCTGACCGTAAAGAACTCGACAAATATCTGCAAGTTGAGAATATCATGCGGGACATCCTCTCGGAGATTCGCTAAATGAAGAAATCTGAACTCAAACGGCTCATAAAAGAAGTCATTACCGAGACTATTTCGGATGACCATAACGTCCTTTCCGATCCCAGTGTGAAACCACTGGTTCGCAAGCTCTACGATGACACTCTAGCGGGACGCCCAAGCGACGAAGACGATATCAACGCAGCTGTTCTGGCCGCCTTCCGCGCCGGTGTTGCGAAGAACGGTTCCCCATCGGGCCTTGGTGAAACGTCGCTGAAGGAAGCTGAGACGATTTCCAACTGGGTAGTTGGATGCGAGGGACCGAAAGCCTGGGAACAGACAGTGCCAGCGGCAGACATCATTACAGCTATCAAGAAAGCTCAACAACAGCAATCACGAGTTCAGGGACCACAAGGACGGGGGACGCCGCCGACGTGGGCACATCTTGATATTCAGTGAGGAACTCAAATGCCCGCCAGCTCCGAAAAACAAGCCAATCTATTTCGTGCAGCCCTTGGAAACCCCCAGCCGGGAACTGGTGCTGCAAAGATCAAGGCATCAATGCCACGTGAGAAAATCAAGCACTTCACCAAGGTAGGCGAGTCGGACGTGCTCTCCGACGTAGGAACAATGGAAACGCTTCCTGAAGGTAGTTATAACCCACGTGACGATCAGTTCGCGGCTCGTGAGGAACAAGTGGAAAACGCTCTCAAGAAAAACGGTCTGGAAGTCAAGATGGTCTATCACATGGGTGCCGGCGAGGTTGGCGACCCGTACGAGTCCGAGTTCGAGGTCGTCAATCCCAAGACGGGTAAGAGAACAACCTTCACTCTACGAGAGCACTACAGCCTAACGTTGATCATCAACGGAAAAAAGATCAGATTTCCACGATAACACTCATATTTATACACAACATGGCAACACCAAATCCAATTCTTCAACAAATCCTCAAAGACATCAGCGGCCGCACCAGCCAAGGTCGACTCAACATCAATTGGGGTGTGGTAACCGAATCTCGCAAGCGTAAGCTAAACGAAGCCGCGCCGGCGGCGGATGAGGAAACGCCTGACGAGTCGCCCGATCTTCCAATGGATGATAAGACACCGGAAGCAAAGGCAACTGAAGCTCCACGAGCGGAGACACCTACTCCACGTAATCCGACGGATAAAAAACCGGCCGTATCAGACACCGAAGCTCCAGCTGAAGACGGCGGAGAAGATGTTGACTCCGCCAAGGAAGATGCCGAGAAGGCAAAGGCCGAGCTCGAAAAGGCAAAGGCTGAGAAGGATCAGGCCGAGCAGGAACTTGAACAGAACGCGTATGTGAAGCTGAACTCACCATCCGGCGTAAGTTTCTTGTTGGGTAAGTTGGTTGACCACGCGTTTCAAACGAATTCAATGGACGCGCTTGCCGGTGAGTTCGTGAACAAACTCAAGATCACCAATCCAGAGGACTTCCAAACCTTCTCGGATGACATGATTCCCTATAAGAACATTCCCGGAATGGTTGAGTTTCTTGACTCGGTAAAGAGCTTGTCAGCCTCGGGTAAGCAGGAACCAACAGAAGGATAATTTTATGGCAACACCACTCAAACTCAAAGCATTGATCGAGGGCTTCGGCCCGATGGCTTCCAGACAAAAGGAATGGACGACCGAAGAGAAGAAATCCGCACTCGAAATGATCGGCCGTTACAATGAATATGGCCAGCATCTTCGCCGTCAACACAATCTGATGGAGATTGCCGAGACGCTTGGAAATATTTCGGATGCGGCCGAACGGTTCACGATGAACGAGACCGAAGACTGGTTCGACAAGAACACGGTCGGACGGAATGTCAAGGAACTCAAACGGCATTCCGCAGAGTTCGCGAAGTTGGCACGCGAAGGAACTATCATTCAGCAACGAATGGAAGCTATTTTCGAGGATGCCGGAAATGTGCTCCAGAGATATTTTAACATAAATGATCTACCGACTGAAGGAGATCGTGTGGAACGGCCAAATGCAAAGAATTGACCAATTGATCGGATAATTATCCGTTGCATTTTATCGGCCGAGTCATTGTACTCGGCCTTTTTATGCCGCAACACTATTGGTCCATTCCAACCTAACACTTCCACAATCCCAAATACGGTCAAACCCGTTATTTTTCATATTCTGCCACTCAGTGGAATTCGCATCAAATATTGGTAGTAGTTTTTTTATTTCTGATTTTCGATACTTGTATCTATACTCTCGATTGGTGTAGTCTTTCGTGTACCAGTAGTTTGGTTCTGTTGTTTTGATGACCTTAAATCCAACCGCCTCATATCCCAGTTTTAACATCGAGCTATATCGCCGATCAGCATACGTAATTATATTAGTTGGATTGTATTTTAGGATGAATGCGTTGAGAAGTTTTCCCAATATTCCGACAACACTTCCCTTGATGCAAAAACGATACATTTCGTATTGATTTTGGTCGGATTTATGAAAACCCAATGCTCGTCGCCGGGGCCCAAACGTCATAACGGATACAAGTTCTCCCTTAAAATATGCACCAAACCGTACGGAGCTTTTATCTTTTCCCTGCATGTGATATCGGATTAAAAAGTCGTTGGATTCAGTGGCTGATATTTCCGAGATTGTACATTTTCTGGCGTATATTTTTTTCGATGCATCATTTCCAAGTAAGTACGCGAGCTTTCGCTCGACGATCTGACGTTTTGATATGAACTCATCCTCGAAAATGTGAATAAGATGAACACCAGCAACTTCGCATTTTTCAGTTTTGTTTATATGGTATCGTTTGTTCTTTTTACCGGAAATCTCGGAATGCCAATACAATCCATTCAGTTCGATTGCCAAGTTCTTTTCGGGCAGGTAAAAATCGACTTCCAATTTCCCAATTACCGATTTATCACGATGAATTATTGGACCGGCGTATAGTTGTTTAATCAAGTCGTGCAGCTGGCCTTCGATTTTGGATGTTCCGGTGTGCAGTGGATAGCATTTGGGGCATCTAGGTATATGACTACTAACTACGGTATCATCGAAGCATGTATTGCATTTCACACACTTAAATGGATATTTTTTAGACCAATCTATTCCGCCCACGTACTCGTCTTTGGAAAACTGCAACTCCACAATGTCCGAAAACCTAGATTGCAGTTCATTGTAATATGTTTCTCTGCATGTTTGCATTCGCTTTAGTTGCGACGATTCCGATTGTATTGCGTAATCTACCCCATAACGATCACGGTTAGTTTGTATAACACGCCCACGTATTTCAGCCGACTGCATGGGATTATCCACACCATAATTTTTCCGAATAGTATCGATAGCTTTTGCTTTAATGGTTAGATTTCCCATCGAACTGCTGGCACCATACTTTTTTTGGCATGTGGCTCTCGCCGTCGCCTTCACGGATTCCAGTGTGGATGGATTATCAACTCCATATTTTTCCATACACGTACGTTTTCGTTTATCGTTGTTGTTATAGAATGCATCATCATACCGTTGCAATTTTGTATTATTTGCACGGCATTGTATTTCAGCCGATGCGAATGGTGTATCAACTCCTAAATTTTTCAGAATGGATTCATGTATTGTATGCAATACGGACTCGCTTTGGAGGGGCGTGTCCGCTCCGTATCGTTCCCGGCATGTATCAATTTGCTTTTTCCGAACCGCTGGATTTAGTGTGGGTGATATCGCGCCATACTTTTTTAGTACAGTATCAGCCGTCTTTTTCTTAACGGTATCCGACTTGGCTGGATTATCCACGCCATACTTTTTTAGAAATGTTGCTTTCTGTTTTGCAACAAGATTGGCTTTATATTCCGGCGATGATTTATACGTAGATACGCAGTCTTTGGAGCAAAACATTTTTTTTGCATTTTCACTATAAAACTCAGCGCCACACATTTTACATTTTTTTGATTTCATATGCTTGCTCATGTACGTCTTTAACGTATAACTATTATCTTAATTTCGATTTTTTGAGAAATCAATCAAATTATCACTATTTATGTAAAAATGGATCATTATTTGATCCGATATATTCCCACTTCATTGGAACTTTAATAGTTTCAGAACCAATACAAAGGAAAAGTTATATATGTCATCTGAACTATTAAAGCAAGCTATTGCCGATGCTAAAGCCGTTAGGGCAACTGCATTGGCCAACGCAAAAGCCGCCCTTGAGGAAGCATTCGCACCGAAGCTTCAGTCAATGCTGGCTACCAAGTTGCAGCAAGAGGTTGAGGGAGAAGACGAGCCTGTGACCGATGAGGTCCCCGTCGCTGATCCCGCCTTCGACGCTGCATCGGCCGATGAGGCACCAATTGAACCTTCTACTGAGGGGGATGTCGCTCCAGCAGCTGATATTGCTCCTGAAGCCGATCTTCCGCTAGACGATGCCGCTCCGGCACCCGAGGACGATGTTGCAGTCGGAGCTCCCGAAATCGCGCCCGTTGACGGTGACGAAGAGATCGATGAGCTTTCCCTCGGCGCTGGTCATCCCGATCCCGTTGATCAGACCGATGAGTTGACCGAGTCCGATGATGCCGACTACAAGAAGACAACCACCGGCGTTAAGACCGACGATCCGCAAGGCGCATCCAAGGAGTTCTCCGCTGGACCAGGCAAGGCTGACAAGAACGTCACCGCCGGCGAGCCAAAAGAAAAGACCGGAAGTAAGAACACCATCAAGCGTGATGTCGCATCTATCAGTGACGATCCGCAAGGCGCATCCAAGGAGTTCTCCGCTGGACCAGGCAAGGCTGATAAGGATCAGACCGGCAAGGTTCTCGAAGAGAACGATGATGAGATCAGTGACCAATCACTCGACGAAATCCTCAAGGAACTCGAATCTGAAGTGAACGCGGTTACCGATGATGTTACATCGCCGGAACCAGAAGAAGTTGTTCCCGTGGAAGAAGTTGCTCCCGCAGCCGGCGCCGATGAAGAGATCGACCTCGATGAGCTCCTCGCAGAAGACGAGGACAAGGACGACGAAGACGATGAGAAGGACGACAACAAGCCGGACTTCCTCAAGGAAAACAAGAATTTGAAGGCGGAACTCCTAGAATACCGCAAGGCCGTAGAGTTTTTGCGGTCCCGCATCAATGAAGTAAATCTCCTAAACGCCAAGCTGCTATATACGAATCGCCTCTTCAAGGCGGCAGGCTTGACGAAGGAGCAGAAGATCAAAGTTATCGAATCCTTCGACCTCACGAAATCGGTTCGTGAAGCGAAGATCGTGTACACGACTTTGGCCGAATCCCTTAATTTCGGTGCCAAGAAGGTAGCTACACCGGCCGCAAAGCCGGTTGTGAAGCGAGCCGTCAAGGCAATCACCGAAGGTTTGGCTTCCAAGGTTGTCGCATCAACCAAACCGAGTAAGTCGGTAGTTCTCACGGAAGGCGCCGAGATGGCGTCCCGTTTCCAGAAACTCGCCGGCATCACCAAGAAGTAAGCAAACACAATCAAACCTCTCTAAAGGAGAATTAAGTATATGTCAAATGTTAAATCACTACTCAACGAGACGTTGAATCCGATGGCTCAGCTCATGGCTCAGACCCGTGGCCTCGTCACGAAATGGGATAAGACCGGCCTTCTCGAAGGTATCAAGACCGACATGGAAAAGTCCCACATGTCGATCCTTCTCGAAAATCAGGCCAAGCAGTTGATCGATGAGGCGACCCGTACGGGCACCTCCGCCAACTCTGAACAGTGGGCCGGCGTCGCCCTACCACTCGTCCGTCGTGTGTTCGCGGAGATCGCGGCCAAGGAGTTCGTTTCGGTTCAACCGATGAACCTTCCGTCCGGTCTCGTGTTCTATCTCGACTTCAAGTACGGTTCCGATCAAGCTGGAAAGCCGCCGTTCGTCAACCAGTCGCTCTTCGGCGGCACCGGCACCAAGCTCGGTTCCACCGATTCGGCTGTCAATGGTCTCTATGGTCAGGGACGTTTCGGTTATACACTCAATGATCAGATCGTGACGGGTTCTTCTACGACCGCTGCATCTGGTTCATGGATCGACGCCAACTTCACTCCGGAGCTTTCAGCGTCGGTCGTGGATAATCAGATCAAGCTGGTAACCGTCGATCTGGGAACCACCTTCGATCATAACGGCGTCCGCGCCTTCACGGTTTCCGGTTCCGGAATCGTTGACTTCTACCCGGCATTCACCCGCACGACCGGTAACACCGTTACGTTCGTCGTGTCCGCCTCGGCAGTTCCGTCAACTGTTAGTGTGGCCTACCACGTTCAACCGACTGACGCCACTCGTGGTGACTTCGAAGATCGTGGCACCCCAATCGCCCCGCAGGGGCTCAACGCTGACATCGGTATCCCCGAGGTCAACTTGGAGCTCAAGAGTGAGGCTATCGTCGCCAAGACCCGTAAGTTGAAGGCCGTTTGGACTCCTGAGCTCGCTCAGGACTTGAACGCCTATCACTCCATCGACGCCGAGGCTGAGTTGACCGCTCTCCTTTCGGAGTACGTCTCG